GAGCCGTTACCACTTGATCGAGTCGCTGATGGCCGACCTGGGCATCTACTTCAACGCCTACTGGCTCAAGATCGGCAGCCCGCCGAAAGCCCTGCTGCGCGTGCCTCCCCCGTGGGTGACAGTCTACGGCTCGGTGGTTCCGATGCGCTACGAGGTCTCCATGCCGGACAAGTTGCGCGCGTTCGAGCCTACCGAGATCGTCCACTTCCGGGGCTACAACCCGCTGGATCCGGTATCCGGCCTCAGTCCGCTGGAAACGCTGCGCCGGGTGCTGGCCGAGGAGCACGCCGCCGGGGATTACCGCGAGCACTTCTGGGCCAACAGCGCGCGGATGAATGGGATCATCATGCGACCCGCCGAAGCGCCCGAATGGTCAAAGGATGCGAAGGCGCGGTTCATACAGACTTTTGAGCAGCTTTATTCCGGGGGCGAGAACTCCGGCAAGACGGCCATCTTTGAAGATGGGATGACCTGGAAAGAGACCTCATTCAACGCTCAGGAGTCCGAGTACCTGGCCGGGCGCAAGTTGACCCGTGAGGAGTGCGCCAGGGCCTATCACATTCCGCTGCCGATGGTGGGTATCCTGGACAATGCCACATTCTCGAACATCCGCGAGCAGCACAAGAACCTGTACCAGGACTCGCTTGGGCCGTGGCTCTCGATGATTGAGGGCGACATCGAGCTACAACTGCTGCCCGACTTGAACACCCTGCCAGGGGTCTACGTTGAGTTCAACATTCAGGAGAAATTGCAGGGTAGCTTTGAGGAACAGGTGCAGGCTTTGCAGTCCTCTGTCGGCGCTCCCTGGCTCACCCGCGACGAAGCCCGCGCGCGGATGAACCTGCCTTCGATGGGCGGCGATGCGGCGAAACTGGTCGTGCCCCTCAACGTGCTGATCGGCGGCCAGGCCAGCCCGCGCGACAGCGCCCCGCCACCGAAGGCATTGGGGGCCGGGACGAAGGCCAAACGCGAGGGGCAGATCGACCCGTCGCAACCCGGCCTGCGCGAGAGACACGAGATCAAGTGGGCCCAGGTGATGGCTCACCATTTCAAGCGCCAGCAGGATACCATCGTTGGCAAGGTTCCGGAGAAGGCGGCCAAGGCCACCATCGCCCAACTGTGGGATGCTAAACGTTGGGACGACGAATTGCACGATGACATCTACCGCCTCAACGTGGCAACGGCGACAGTGTGGGCCAAACACCTGACCGAGCAGCTGGACATAGAGCTCGATGAGGATCGGATGCTGCCCTGGCTGGAAGAGAACTCGCGCATCGCTGCCGAGGAGATCAACGCCACGACCCGCGACGGGCTGATCGCGGCCTTGAAGGACGATGCGCCCAGGGCGGCGGCGCTGGCTCTATTCGCCCTGGCGATAGACGTGCGCGCGCCGGAGATCGCCGCCTCGAAAGTCACCACGGCGAGCACATTCGGCAGTTTCGAGGGCGCGAAACAGGCCAACCTTAAGTCGAAAACATGGCAGACGAACTCGGCCAACCCGCGCGAGGCGCACGCCGCATTGGATGGGGAGACCGTGGCCCTGGACGAACGGTTCAGCAACGGCCAACTCTGGCCTGGCGATCCTGCCGGGGGTGCTGAGAACAACGCGAATTGTCGGTGTTCTGTAACATTCGGGAGGGAATGAGCAATGGACAGAAAGTTCTTCCGTGGGCGAACGGATTTCAAGCAGGGCGGGCAGCCGGGCGAGTTCAGGGCCATCTTTGCGACACTGAACATCAAGGACGCCGACGGCGACGTGACCCTGCCCGGCGCATTCGAGGAAAACCAGCCGGTGCGCATCTCCGCCTGGGGGCACAAATGGGATCAGCTGCCCGTGGGCCGGGGGACGATCCACTCCGACGGCAAGGAAGCCTGGGTAGACGGCCAGTTCCTGCTGGAGACCGAGACCGGCAAAGAGCACTACAACACCGTCAAGGGCATGGGCGACCTTCAGGAATGGTCGTATGGCTTCCAGGTCAATGATTCTATCCCCGGCCAATTCGACGGCGCGACAGTGCGTTTCCTGCGCAAGATGAAGGTGATCGAGGTGGCGCCGGTGATGCAGGGCGCTGGCGTGGATACCCGCACGGCAGACATCAAGGCGGACAGGCAGCCCTATCCCGACACGAAGCCCTATCCGAATGAACACGCCTGCCGACTACGACAGCCGGGCGATTTCCAGGCCGAGAGCTTCCGGCGCACTGAGCGCGAGCACGAGGGCAAGCGCTACTCGATCATCATGGGCTGGCTCAAGGGCGAAACTTCCATGACTGAGCAAGCCTACCGCTATCCATCCGATACCTGGACAGAGGCGCAGGCGCGCGCGCACTGCGATGCTCACGACGGCGCAACTTTTGAGCCAGCGGCGGGCAAGACCAAGGCCGGCCGCGTGCTGGCGCGACGCAACGCCGAGCGGATCCTTGCGGCGTACAACACGCTCACTGAGGTTTTGAAAGACGCTGGACTGCTGGAGACAGCAGATAGCGATAGCGCCGATGACGGCGACGACGGGGCCACGGACAAGAGCCGAAAGGCTACGGACAAGGAGCCTCGATCAAGCACCCTCGCGGCGCGTGTGGCACTCGATCTTATGGAAAACGAATAAGGAGTAAAGTGAAAGAACTAAAGGAAAGATTGATGGCGGCCCTCAAGGCCGCGCGGGACATCTGCGATGTGGTGGATCAAGCCAAGCGCGACTTCACCCCCGAGGAACGCCAGAAGGTGACCGGCTATCTCACCGAGGCCGGCACACTCAAGGCGCAGATCAAGGCCAAAGAGGGCGATGAGGATCTCAGAAAGCAGATCCTCGATCTGGGCGCGGGCATCAGCCTGAACGATGCGCCCCCTACCAAGAAGGATCCCGTCCGACCCGGAAAGGGCAAGACCATCGGCGAGCAGTTCGTGGACTCGCCGCAGTTCAAGGAGTGGCTGGGGCGTGTCGCCGGGACTTCGGGCCGCATCCCTGATGAGGCGAAGGGCCTCATCTCTCCGCCGGTCGAGTTCAAGGATCTGATCACCGGGGTCAACGACCTGAGCGCTGGCGCGTTTGTCAATCCCGATTACACCGGGATCTACGAGCCGCTGGGCCGCAGGCTGCTGACGGTGATGGATCTGGTTAACCGCCGCACCACAACCTCCGACCTGGTGGAGTTCGTGCGCCAAACCAAGCAGGTCACGGAGTCAGCGCCGACGCCGGAAGCGAACGTCAAGGTCTACACTGGGGCCACGGGCGAGATCGAAGGACTCAAACCCCAGGGCGCGACGTACTTCGATAAGGTCTTTGAGCCAGTCAAGACCATCGCCGTGTGGATCGCGGCAACCAAGCGCGCCCTCTCTGACGCGGCGCAGATTCGTGGGATCATCGACAACGAACTGCGCGACGACCTGGCGGAGAAGCTGGAAGACCAGGTCCTGTTGGGCAACGGCGTCGGCGAGAACTTCACCGGGATCACCAACTACCCCGGCGTGCTGGGCCAGGGCTTCCTGGGCACCACCGCACTGGCGACCTGTCGGCGCGCCGTGACCAACATCCAGGTGTTCGGTCTCTCTATCCCGACCGCCTGGGTGTTCAACCCCACTGACTGGGAGGCCATCGAGACCGCCCAGGATCTGGTCAACCAGTACTACGGCGGCGGGCCTTTCGGCAACGCTCCCAAAATGCTGTGGGGCTACCCGGTGGTGGTGTGCGCCGGCTGGCCTGCTGGCCGGGCCATCCTGGCCGACTGGCGCAAGGTGGTCGTGTGGGACCGTGAGCGGGCGAGCATCCAGGTGAGCGATAGCCACGCTGATTTCTTCGTGCGCAACATCGTCGCTTTCCTGGCCGAACTGCGCGCGGCCTTTGGGATCATCAGGCCGCAGGCCGTGTGGCTAGTGGATCTGCTCTAGGCGAAAGGAGCTTTGTTGTGGGCACCCGAGTTCACGTGATCTGCCAGAACATCATGCAGGATCGCATCCTGCCGAGAATGGCGCGGTATCTCCGCGATGGTCTGGGCTGGTCCGTGAGCTCGGGGCCTGACGGCAAATGCGATGCCGTGTACTTGCTGGCCTATTTCGAGGGCGACCGGCTGCGCAAGGCGTGGCCGAACGTGCCCGTAGCTTCCTACTTCACGCACCGTGAGGAGGACGGTGGAGACAAGGCGCGCTGTTTTGATGAGATGGCAGGGAAGGTGAACATGCGCATCGCCACCTGCCAACTATACGCCGGGGCGCTGGCCGCGCATGGACTGACGGCGCAGTGTGCGCCGCCGCTGGATACGAAGATGTTCACGATTGTGCCCCGGCGCAATGGTGGGCGGCCAGTAATCGGCTTCAGTGGCTTTTACTATCCGAATCATCGGAAGGGTGAAGACCTGTTACGCGGTTTGCTGAAAGCGCCCGTTGCCAAGCAGATTGAATGGCGCGCCTGTGGGCGTTGGCCGGAGTTGATTCCCGTACAACGGCTCCTCTGGGCGCAGATGCCACGGTTCTACCAGAGTTTGGACGTGCTGGTCGTGCCGAGCCGCGTGGAGGGCATCCCGATGCCGCCGCTAGAGGCTCTGGCTTGTGGGGTTCGTGTCGTCATCCCCCGGAACGTGGGGATCCTTGATGAACTGGGGGATTGTACGGGAGTTTATCGCTATCCCAAGGGGGATCTGAAGGGGCTGATACACGCCATAGAGCAGGCGGCTTTCCCGGATGAGCCGATAGACCGCCAGAGGTTGCGGGGGGTGATCGCGCCGTACTCGGTGGAGGCGTGGTGCCGGGATAACGAGCGGGCGGTGGGTCAGCTATTGGGGGGTGCATGAGAGGGATCTATTGCGTTGCCTTCGGGGACCCGGCGCGCAAGTGCGCCTTGCGCTTGATGATTTCCAGCAAGAAGCACATGCCTGACATCCCGATCTGTCTCTGCGCGGCAAAGAGGATCGGGCCGGAAGACCACCTGGTCATTCAACCCGATTCCGACATCGGCGGGCGGCGGGCGAAACTGAAAGCATATGAGTTGACGCCCCCTGAATGGGATGCCGTGCTCTACCTGGACGCTGATACGGAGGTCGTAGCCCCCATTTACCAGTTCTGGCAGTGGGTGGAAGACGGCTGGGAGTTCGTGATCACCAAAGACCCGCACCTGCTGGATACCATGCACGCCTTTGAGCGCAAGAACAACAAACGCGAGCTGGCTGGCATCCAGCAGCAGATCCAGACCCTGCACACGATGCAGTGGAATGGCGGCGTGTGGAGCTTCGGGCGCAACGAGCGTATCCGCAAGTTTTTCGTGCGCTGGCAGCTCGAGTGGGAGGTCCATGCCCAACGTGACCAGGGTGCCCTCGTGCGGGCGATGTATACCGACCCGCTCAAGATATGGCTATTGGGCAACGAGTTTAACACCTTCGACAAATACACGACGGGCATCACTACTGCGGGACTACGGCACTACCCCGGCGACGCGCGTCGGTGGGACGG